TATTTGCTGCTGTTGGCTCAGATGTATCTACATCACCTGCCCCAGAACCAGATTGAGTAACTGTTATAGCTCCATCTGTTATATTAGTGCCACCGATTGAAGGTGTGATAACTGCATCCGCAGTACCAATTGCACCATCAATAACTGACATAATTTTAATTACAGATCCACCATCTGGTACTGTTACAAATACAGATCCAGAAGTTGAAACGTCTGTCATTTTTACTGTTAAAAAGTAATCGTTAAGTGTTCTCATTTTTTTTCCTTTTATTTGCTTCGTTCCGCCAATGAATGACTTCAAAGACCAAACAAAATTATTGAGATAGGGGGAAAGATCCCCCTACCTTATTTATTTATTATGATGTTGTTAAATCAAAAATACCACCACTTGCTTTTTCGTTTTTAGAAACAAGTGTGTATTCTGCTAACAATGCTTGTTTAGTTGCATCACCAGTTTTTGCTAAATCCATTAATTGGAAATCTCTCAAAAAGGCAACACTAAACATATCAGGCTGTATTACATAAGCTGATCTTGCTCTTGAAAATCTGTTTGGCATTACTTGTAATGCACCAAAGTCAGACTCATAAACATCAACAGACGCAACTAATCTTTTGTTTTCAGCAGGATCAAATCTTGTAGATCCACCTGTAAAACCAGATAGTTTTTGTTTGTTGAATGAACCAAGCATAACCATATTCGGATCTCCACCTTCATCCCAACAAGACTTAATAACGTCTTTAAGTTGAGCTTCTGTGAATGCTCTTTGAGTTCCATCTGTTCTAGCATTAGAACCAGATGTAGTTGGATCTGCTCCTGAACCACCACCTTTGTTAGTGTTTGTTTTTAACCAAGACTCTATACCTGCAAGTTTTCTTGCAGTTGTATCGTTACCTGTAACTGGTGCTTGATTAGCTGTAAGAATTGTTTCCATATCTCTTTTAAGCTCTTTTGAAGCTTTTGAGATTTGATAAGCAAGTTCGTTATTTCTTCCTGCTTTACTTACAGTGTCAAGAGTTCCAGAAACGATTACAGATTTTCTTGAAATCTGTGTTCTGTTTCCTAGTCTTGTTGTAGCCGATGGTGCTGAGAATGAAATTTCATCACCTTCGATTTGTGCGTTGTTAGCTGTCGCTGCTGCTAAGCTATCTGTTTGCCATTCATGGAATACCGCAGAGGCTTGTTCTTTAGCAATTCCTGACATGAATGGAGTATCAGTAGGTGCAATAGAGTAGATTATATCTGATAAATCTTCTCTTTGTCCTACTGCATCATAAGAACTAAAAGTTCCTGATACTTGTGCCATAATTGACTCCTTTTATGTAGGTTATTTGTTGTTAATCATGTCTAAAAATACACTGGTAGCATCTTTCATACTTCCAGATTTTTTCAGACGACTCAACCGATCCTTCCTAGCTTTAAAAGTGACATCAGATTTTGATTGTTTTACTCCAGATGAAAATACTTTGCTTGGTTTAGTAATTTTTTTTGCAATATTAGGTTTTGCCTTTTGCATATTACGAAACTTCATGGCATCGTTCACCAACATAACAATTCTATGATCATATACTTGAGCTACCTCTTGGTCTGTGAAACCATAAGAGTTCAAGGTAGTTTTCATACCAGTTTTTAATTGTGATGCTTTTGCAGGATCTTGAAAGTCTGGCATTTTACTAACCAGTTGCTTTTGTTGTTCTTGCAAAAAAGTATCAAATTGTTGTTTCTGTTCAGATTGTGTTTTTTCCATAGCAGAATTAAGCTTCTCTTGCTTTTTTCTTAGTCTATGTTCAATCCTTGCAGCTTCCGTTGGATCTTCTTCATACAACTTTTCTAAGTCAGCAGCATTCATATCTGCATTAAGTTGATCTTGAGCTACAGCCAATAACTGATTCAACTCATTAAGTTTGGTCGAATAGTCTTGTCTTTGCTTTTCAGACTCAGATTGAAACTCTCTTTTTTCAAAAGATAGTTCTTCTGTCTTTCGTCTGTAGTCTGCGTCTCTTGAATAGCCATTCTTTAATTCGTCAAGGGTAACATCGAACTCTTGACCTGCAACTTTTACCTTGTAGGTGGAGTCTGGTTTCTCTTGAATCTCAGTTTGTTCTTCCTCTTGAGATGCTTCTTCGGAAACTTCTTCTTCTGTTTCAGTTTCCTGGTTTTCCTCAGTCTGAGGTTGATCTGTTTCAGATTCCTCACTAGTCGACTCAGGTGAATTTTGTTGTTCTTCTTCTTGAGGTTTTTCTGCCTCAACTTCTTTTTTCGGATCTAGTAATCCGCTTATTGCTCTTGTTGCTTTACCGATGTCAGTTTCAGCTTCCTTTAATGGATTAGCATAATTGTCTGCCATTTTATTTGCTCCTGTATAGTTAAGATCCTCTTGTGAGGTTGTCTTATCCTAAACATTGTGTTTAGAATTTTTTTTCAGAAATGTTTTTTCTAAAATCTTCTAGCTGTTTCTTTGCTAGTTTTCCTGTATCAATCATTTCCATGAAGTGTTGCTCAACCTTGTTGACTATGTTGTAAGCCAACCAAAGTTTTTCTCTTGTTTTTTCTTCATTGACCCCAGTGTTAAAAAGACTGTCTTGATAAAGTTTTCTTAAATTATCAAAAGCATCTTTGACTAAAGGGTTTTCAAATAATTGTTTAGCTTTGTTCGATTGGGTTATCTCCTGTTGGAGCTTCCCTTCCTGGTCTTTGTTCATTTAATCTATCAATCTCTCTACCTAACTGATCTGCAGATTTTTCTGCTGCAAGAAAAGTTTTGTTTCTATTTGATGTAATTAATTTTTCTAAATCTGCATCAGCTTTTATTTTAGCTGTATCAAGCTGTGTATTGTATCTTAGTTCCATTTCTTTAATTTTAGTTTCAAAACCAAGAATGGCTTCTGCAGTATCAGATCGTAATTTTTTATTTTCAAGTTCAAGCTCTGCAAGTTTTCTTCTTTCCTCAGATTGAATTCTTGTAAATTCTATTTTTTCAATAGGTGTTAATGGCGGCTCTGGTGGAGGTGTAACCATCTGTTTACCTTGCTCTGGATTTACAAAATAATTTTCAACATTTTTCAATCCTGCATTTTCAATTATTTTAGATAAACTGTTATAAATATTTTTAAGTGTAACCATTGGAAACTCTCTGTTACCTTGAAGTCCAAAAGCTTGTAACTGTCTTTCTAAAATATTATTTAAAATAACTATTTGTTGTTCTTTAGAACCAGATCCTAAACCAACAGTTATTGAAATATTATATCTGTCTCTCCATTCTGTAGGCATGACTGGAACAAATTGATTATTTAATTGTACAATTCTTTCTTTGTCTTGATACTTAACAGTGAGTTCAAATATTTTTCTAAATAAATCTTTTACACCTGTTTCTGAAAATACTCTTGCAATCAATTCCATACGCATTTGTGTTTGCGTCATCAAAGTATTTATACCTGTTGCAGTTTTATTTAAACTATCTGCATCAAGTCCTTGTGCATATCTTGTAACACCAGTTCTAGTTTCTCTTACAGTATCTAAGTATTCTAATAATGGAAAAGCTTGTTGTGATATTGTTTGAGATTGCATTGGCATCATGACTTGGTTTGGTGGTTGTTTTGTTCTTACAACTCCGCCAGGTCTTGAAGTAAGTAAATCATCTAAATTTACCATACCATCCATGATTGCTACTCTTGAATTATTTGTAAGATACATATTATCCAAAAGCTGTCTCATAACAGTTGATTTAACTAATTGTACATCTTCAACTAATTCTGAAACTGATCTACCATAAAATCTATGAGGCATTGGTATTGGTGTTAGAGAACAAAACGGAATGCCATCGCAAGGCATATTTTCTAAAATGGTATAACCGCTATCACCTGCAACAACTACTTTTCTAAGTTCTGCAACACCATCACCATCCATATCAACTTTAACAAAGCATTCATATATTTCTATATCTGCTGTTGAATTATCTGGACTTTGATTTATTGGAGATTCATCAATATCAGATAATCTAGTTAATCTTTCATCATTCAATATCATATTGTTTGATGTTGGAAGGCTCTCAACGACCTCTTGATCAAAACCCATTTCGATAAGTTCTGACCTTGTTTTCATAACTCTGTGAGCTACAAAATTTGCTTCTTCAATTGTCTTTGCATTTCTTTCAATTAGAAATTCTTCTGGTGGTACATTTTCAATTTTGACTTTACCACCCTCAGTAAATCTTTTTATAATTACATTGTGAAGCTTTGGTACTGGTACATCACCAATATCTTGACCTTGTGCTTCTGCAATTTGTTTTGCTTGATCTAAAAGTTCTTTACCCTTTTCATCAACAAATTCTTCATGAGAAACGATTTCAACATTATCATCATTAGTTAATAATTGATATTCTTGATCGTTTAAATTTTCATAAGTTTCTTGGCTTTGTTTTGCGCTATCATCCCAATAAACTTTTACAATAC